TAATGGTACTGTTTCTTCTTTATCTAACCATGATACTGATGACCTTACTGACACCAACGCTACAAATAAATACTTTACAGAAGCACGGGCAAGGGCTGCACTTAGTCCTGGGACAGGTATTGGCTATAACTCCACTACAGGGGTGATTACAAATACAGCTACTGCTAGTGATGCCACATATACAACTAAAGGTATAGCCTCTTTTAATAGTACAAATTTTAGTGTTTCATCAGGTGCCGTATCATTAAATGATGAATCCATACAAGACATCGCTAGCAATATGATAACTAGCGGTACACATAGTAATGCTAGTGTGTCTTACAACGACTCTGCTGGTACTTTAAGTATTAGTGTACCAGATTTTGTAGAACTTGCTGATCTTTCAGTAACAACAGCCACGGCTACTGGTGCTGGCGCTCTGTCTTATAACAACACTAATGGTATCTTCACCTATACCCCACCCACGGCGGCTGGCTTAGGTGCCTTAACTGCCCACCCAAACATCAGTGCAGCTTCTAGTGCAGATAATAGTGGTAACACTTTTATCCAAGATATTACTGTAGACGGAAACGGTCACATCACTGCTATAACAAGCGCTGCAACGCCCTCTAGTATAGATGCTGTAGGTACTTATGCTTGGCTGTCTAGGCAGAGTCAGATATATCCAGGTACTAGCTATTCAAGTGGTTTGGAGTATGCAGGTTTTCAGTCAGCCAACTATAGTGATGCTAATAATGCTGCCGTCATGACGGGTGGAGCAGTTAGCCCTAGTGGAACTTGGAGATGTATGGGTAACCAGCACCGCACAATGCCTGCTGACCACCCCTACTCCGCTACATTGTTCTTAAAAACTCTGGCTTAAAGGAAATCTAAATTATGCCTACTATAATCACAGAATACCGTAACGCCGTTTCCTATGCCGCCGATAACAGCCGCATGGATGTAGAGATTAACCATCCAGAACTAGGATGGGTACCTTACATGATGGATGCAAGTGTAACTGAACCTTCAGTTGATCATGCTGCCTTACGCGCTTTAATTGATACAGATTTCACACCTTATGTTGCACCAACGCAAGAAGAAATAGATGCAGAAACAGCAAAATCTGTGCGGAATGAAAGGAATCGTAGGCTAATATCAGAAGTTGATCCTATCGTTACTAACCCGTTGCGCTGGGCAGACTTAACAACAGAAAAACAAACTGAATGGACTACATACAGAACTGACTTGCTCAACGTACCACAGCAGGCAGGCTTTCCAAATACAATCACTTGGCCTACTAAACCTGAGTAAGATTTATGACGCAGCTAACACCCGAAGAGCTAGAAGATTTGCTAGATCGTGCTGCAAGGCGTGGTGCTAAAGAGGCTTTGGCTGCTTTAGGTTTGCATGATGAAGATGCGCATAAAGATATTGTAGAGATGCGTAGTTTATTGGAAGCATATAGAGATACAAAGAAAAGCGTATGGAATACACTAGTACGTGTAACAACAATAGCATTGCTATCATTTATAGCAGCATCAGTATGGATGCAAATAGGGAATAAGTAATTATGGCTAAGAAGTTTGCAGGGTTTACCCCAGAACAGCTAGGTAAAATTGATGCATCTCTGCAGGATAAACAGAGTGATGAGCAGAACGCTATAATTGCTGCTAACCCAGCGCTTGCTGCACGTGTAGGTAAAATGGCTATGGCTGCGCAGAAGCGTATCAATATGGCTTATGGTGGTATGGTTAAAAGAGGTTTTGACGCTGGTGGCTCTACAGATACCGCTGGTCAAAATAAACTAGATGCAGCACAAAAGCGTTTAGCAGATGCACAAACTAAATTAAATGAAGCTATGGCTGCATCACAGGCCAACCCTGAAGATGAAACGCTAGCACAAGCTGTGACAAAAGCACAGGCTGATGTTACTTCTGCACAAGCAGAGGTTAACAATGCTACCGCTGCTATGTCTGCAACTGATTTACCAAACCCAACAGAAGTACGAAGCACTCTTGTAAATGATCCTGAGAGCTTAACAACAACTGCAGATGTAAAAACTGTTACAGACGAAGAAAAAGAAGCAGGTGAAATTGCTGAAGGTACGGGACAAGTAACAGAGAAAACAGAAGTTGAAGCTGAGACTGTAGATACCACTAAAACCGTTGATGCTCCTGATAAGCTTGAAACAAAAACGTATGAACCCCTAGAAGTTACTGCTAATGTAGAGCAGATTATGGATCACCTAGAAAAGGTGACAGGTAAAGTTGGTCCAGAGGCTCTTGTAGAAGCTCAAACGATGGACCCTAAAGAGCTATCTCAGCTTGGCCTAACTGCTGCACAACTTGAGAAAGCACAGACAGTTCAAGGTGCGCCTACACGTGAGTTAGAAGAAGGTGAACTTATTGATGGTTCTACTGTCGATATGGATCGCGTCAAGAAAGAGACAAACTTTGAGGCGGCTACTGGACAACCTTCTAGCAATGCTACAGTACAAGGCCAGCTTGGTCAGTTGATGGAAGACTTTGAGGGTACCAACCCTCCACCGTGGGCTGCTGGTGCTTTACGTAAAGCTGCTGCAATGATGGCATCACGTGGTCTTAGTGCTTCATCTATGGCTGGACAAGCTGCAGTACAGGCTGCTATGGAAGCTGCACTACCTATCGCCAATGCGGATGCACAAACGTTTGCTAGATTTGAATCACAGAACCTAAGTAATCGCCAACAGGCTGCTATGTTTTCAGCGGAGCAACGTGCTAAGTTCCTTGGGCTAGAGTTTACACAGGAGTTCCAAGCAAAGGTTGCTAACGCTGCTAAGATTAGTGATATTGCTAACATGAACTTTACTGCTGAGCAGCAGGTAGCACTAGAGAACGCACGGCTTGCACAGTCTGTAGACCTAGCAAACCTACAGGCTGCTAACGCTAAAGTTTTAGCAGATGCTGCTGCGTTAACACAGTTAGACCTTGCTAACCTGACCAACGCCCAGCAGGCAGAGATTCAAAATGCTAAAACATTTCTGCAAATGGACTTAACGAATCTTAGTTACCAACAGCAGGATAAATTATTTAAAGCGCAATCAATGGTAAAAGCTATGATATCTGATCAGGCTGCTACCAATGCTGCTAGTCAGTTTAATGCTGCAAGTGAAAACCAAACAAATCAGTTTATGGCTAATCTGACATCACAGCTTGATATGTTTAACTCAGAACAATCTAATTTAATGGCACAGTTTAATGCTGGTCAGACTAATGCTATGGCACAGTTTAATGCAGGACTAGAAGCCCAGCGTTTACAGTTTAATGCAGGTAACTCGCTTGTAATTGCACAATCAAACGCTAATTGGGCGCAAGCATATACGTTAGCAGACAATGCCGCTATTAACGCAGCCAACCGTGATGCGGCTATGTTCACAAATGATCTAACTATGACAGGCTACAATAACATTCTAATGATGGAACGCGATGCTATTAGTTACTCATTTAAGGCTGCTGAGAGTGAAGCAGGTCGTGAATTGCAATTACTCATTGAACAAATGAGAGCAGACATTGATATGATGAAAGCACAAGCAGAGATTGACGCAGCACGTGGCTCTGGGTGGGGTAGCTTCTTCTCAGCAGGAGCGCCTCAAATTTTTGAATGGTTATTAACTTAAGTAAGGTACTTTTATGGCAGGTTTTCTTGAATCCTCAATGGATAACTACAAGGTTCAAATGCAAGCCATTGAATCTTTAGCTAACAGTGAAGAAGTTACATCTGATGGTATGATGTCTCCTGACGGTAAGGCAGAAGACAATGGCTCTATAGGCTTCCTTAAATCATTCTCTGAGTATTTTACACGTGAACGTGAGGATACAGAGGGTGCAAAGCCTGTTGTAGATGTGCCTCAAGCGCCTACTCTTAGGTCAACACCTACTGTTACTCAGAGTGATATTGATACGTTTACATCAGAGACAATGCTACGCTACCCAGCGCAGACAGATAAGGCACCCACCAAGCCTTTAGAATTTAGTGATGCACCTGTTACAAAACAGGAAGTGTCTGAACCTGAATATCAACCAGAAGAAAAAATAGGAAACGCTCGTACTGAAAAGCGTATGGGCTTAATGAGTCAGGATACAGTTGATGAAGAAACGATTGCTGTTGGCGATAATGCTTCCTCTAGTATTATGGAACCCCCTACCAAAAAAGTAGAAACGCAGGATGCAGTTGAACAGCTACCACCTGCTATAAAAGAATCGGTAGAAGAGGCTGCACCAAAATCAGATAAAGACGTTAACGCTGCTATTTTTGATGCAACAAACTTCTCAGGAGAAATAGCAACACCCTCTAAAGGTGATGATATACTAACTTGGATAGCTCAAAACACCTATGGTCTACAAGAGGATGACCCTGCTTTCAAAAAGGCGTTTAAGGCTCTTACAAGAATAGACCCACAGAAGACACCTTGGTGTGGTGCATTTGCAGGACATGTTCTTAGGAATGTAGGAGTTGATTTACCTTCTGATGCAAAGAAAAACCCTGACCTAGCATTTAACTATTCAAACTTGGGTGATGAGGTTTATAATCACAACCCCACAACAAATGAAACATATGCAGGTAGTATTGATGCTGTAAAACCGGGTGATCTAATTGTCTTTAATAAAGCAAACAGAAAGCGCAACGGTGATTTTAACTGGGCATTTGGGCATGTTGCTTTCGTAGTAGGTACTGAAGAGGACGGTTCTATTATTGCAGTAGGTGGAAACCAAGGCGGCGATGCTCGTGGTGGCGGTGCTGTAACTACATCAAGGTACTCTCCTGATATCGTAAAAGAGAACTACAAGGGTGGTTTTACTGTACGGCGCATTACAAATGATAGCTTAGAAGAGACAGACCCATCAATTATTGCAGCACTCACTAAAGATATAGCACAAGGTGGGGCTGGTTTATAATGTTCGGTTTACCCCTAGAGCTAATCACGATGTTGTTCTCCACCGTCCTAGGTGGAGTCATGTCTATTTGGGGTCAATCAATTAAGGCTCGACAGGCACAGCAAGAAATGCTTATGCAACGTGCAGAGTTTCAACGTAGTGCTGTAGCTGATGCACGTGACGCAGGTAAGACAGACAAACACTTTGCATGGACACGTAGATTGATTGCGCTATCTGCTGTGTTTTCAATTATCGTGTTGCCAAAGCTAGTCGCTGTATGGTATCCTGATGTTAGCGTTTACGTAGGTTACACAGAAGCGCAAGGCGGTTTGTTAAACTGGTTATTTGGACCAGAGGAAGCTGTGCAATGGAAAATGGCACGAGGCTTTGTTATTACCCCACTAGATACACACATTGTTTCTGCTATTGTGGGATTATACTTTGGCGCAGGATTTACTAAATAGGTTATATTATGGATATTAAAGATATTGAAGCTCAAATGTTTACTGGTCCTGTTCCCGGCCAAGCTCTTACAGATGAACCTGGTGCTTTTGCTTGGGAACAACCACCTATGGTCAATACTGTAGAAGAGGCTTTTGATTATTATGTTGCAAAGATTTCTGATGAAGAGGTTTCTGACAATATTCTAGGTATGCTAGATTTAGGAATGCCTGTTAGTGTTGTAGCTGGTGCGATGCTAAGTAAAGGTATTATGGATGGTATTCATACTGTAGATGTTAAACTTATTCTGCAACCCCAACTAGGTGTCATGATTAAAAAGATGGCAGATGAAGCGGGTATCTCTTATAAAGAGACTATGAATGATTATCTTGATAAAGACGGAGCAGCTAATCGTAAACGTATGAAGCTATTAGCTACGAAGCTTGCTATACGTAAGCAAATGAAAGATATGGATGAAGGTGATAAAATCCAAGAGGTAGCTGTAGAAGAAGTTATGAAAGAACCTGCAGAACAAGAAGAGCCTAAGGGCTTGATGGCTAAGGAGTAAGCAGCATGTTAAAGGGTGCATTTAGTGCAGGTTTTACTGAAGCATTTGGCAAAGGTATTGCTAAGGGTATTGAAGAACGCAGGAGAGAACGTGAAAAATACATGGACCTTTCCATTGATAACGCAAAACGTTTAGCCCCTAAGTATGCTGAGTCTGAAGCTGTAGTAGATCAATATGAATCGTACATGGAACAAATGAGTCAAGATTTTGGGATTACAACAGAAGAGTTCATTGGATTAGTACAAAATTACGATATTGATAAAGTATATAATAACCTATACACAGCTAAAGCTGTAATGGAAAAGAATGGTATCAAAGGCCAAATTGATAAAAGCCTAGTTTTAGGTAGCCTCACTATGCCAGAAAAGTTTCAATTACCTGCAGATATAACTCCAGAAAAAGCCTTACGTATGGTTCTTCAAGGTATATCACACCACACAGACCCAAATAATAAATCTGAATCACATAGAACAGGTGCAATAGGTAAAGCTGTTTCAGACCTATTTATGTTAAACCCTCGTGCATCTGCTGAAAACATGATGAAGGGTATGTCGGTAGCGGGTGTTCCTATAGAAAACCTGCAAGCATTTGAAGCTACGGGTGGTATGAAACAAAAGCCATTCTCTCAACTAAAAGCATCTGGTCCCTTCCAAGGCATTGAGATTGATTACACAGCAGACAACTTTAATACTACAAAGACTCGCTTTGCATCTGTATTCTCTCGTTTAGGTACAGGTGGTTTAGCAAACGATGTGACAGCACTAGGAGAGCTTACACAAGACCAGCTTGCCGCTACTGTGTTTGGTAAAGGTAAAACAAAAGAGCAACTTTATGCTTTTGTTGATAGTGCTGGCCTTACGTTTGCTCGTCTTGAAAAAGCTCTTATTGCTAAAGGTCTTAATGTGGGTTTTGCAAATCGTAACTCTCGTATGGATGCAATGGGTGAGATTGCTAGACGTATTGGTGGTAATCCTCAAGAAACGCAAAAGTTCATGTCTATGGTAGCAGAAAGCCCTGCTGTAGCTCAGCGTATTGTTGAGGTATACGGTAATGATCAGTATATCACTGATGAAGAGTTTGAATACATCATGTCTGGTACACGTACAACGATTGATGATGGTGTTCCTGTAGTAAAAGCACCAGAGGGTGCAATGAAAGTAAGGCCTGAAGAGGCACCTTCTATTACTGAACAAACAGATGAAGCACTTAAAGATTTTGATGTCACCCCTGACGCAGAACAACAGCTAGCTGCTGATGAAATCCCCACAATGGCTGATCCTGATGTACCATCTCTACGTGAAGGGCCAGAGGGCTTGACTATGTTCCCTGATGTTGTACCGCCACTAAACCTTCCTGAAGACGTAATCAGTGAGGATACACCATTCACTGCAAATCTTCGTAAGATTGCTGTTCAGAATGATATGACCGTAGACGAGATGCTAGGCACACCTGGTGCAGGACCACGTGCATTGGCTCTTGAGTCTATGAAAGAAGCATGGAAGCCTCAGATGGAGAAGTACACCAAGGCTGAATGGAAAGCTATGGACAAAGATGAGCGTAGGGATCGTGGTCTTCCAGTTCGTCCTATTGATATGTGGGCTGCAGGTTCTAGCAACTTCAAAGATCAAACACCTTGGTATGAAGCATTCTCTTCACGCGATCAAGTAGAAGCAGGTGATGCTGAGAGTCGTGTAGATGCTGAAGGTAATATTAAGCCTGAGGTTAAAGCTACAGAAGACCAAGAACTATTTGAGGATATCAACTCTGCAATCCTTGAAGCTGCACTAGAAGATAAGCCTGCATTTGCAACTGTGTTTGAGGCACGTGCTTATTCTGAGCAGTGGTTGAAAGACAATATCCCTGACTATGAAGAGTGGATGTCAGAGACAGGCTATTCAATTGAGCGTGTCGCTTTAGATATGTTCAATGAGCTAAAAGCTGTTGATACACCAACAACAACGCCAAGTAACGTAGACTCTGAGGCATCAAGCTTAGCAGACGAACTTCTATCGTAAGGAACGGCAATGTCTTACACATACTACACACAGGAGAGTATGAAGGATAAGAAGCTGTCAGATTTAGAGAACAACAAAGAGTTCCTTACTGATGCTATTACTTTCCTTCGTAGTAATCGTAAAGGATATACGGACGAGGACATTCGTGCTGCAGGCAAGGAACAAATCGTTTACGATATCCTAGAGCATTTCCGCGTACAGAGTACAAACGAAATGACTATGGCTAAAGATTACTACTATCTTGAATCACCAGAAACCGCTGACAAAGATAAGCAAGCTTTTGGGCGTTTGATGTACGCATTTGATAACGCCAAGGGAGAGGGTTTACTTGACGGTGGTGGCGCTAAGATACGTGACTATGCAGAGGGTATTGCCACAGCCCCTACAACGTATCTTACAGCGCTGTCTATTCCCTTCACAGGGGGTGCAGGTGCTGCTGCCGCACAAGGTACTAGAGCAGCCTCTTTAATGGCTCTACGTGGGTTGGCTAAAAAGCAACTAGGTAAAGCTGCAGTGATTGGCACTATTGATGGTGCTATTGCAGGTGGTACAGCTTACGGTATTGAGAAGCTAAAAGAGGAAGCGGGTAAAGAAATTGGCGAAGATTACGATGTTAATCTAGTCAACGTTGGTGCTTCTGCTGTATTAGGCGGCACAGTTTCTAGTGGTGCTTATTTAATAGGCAATCAGTTCCAAAACAGGGCAGCTAAAAGATTATCTAGTACTATCGCTAAAGGTAGGGAAGCTAGAGAAGCAGAGATTGCTGCAGCCCAAGAGATGGCTAACAATACATTGCTGCAAGCCTCAACTAAAGAAGGTGACAGTGAGCTTCTAAGTTATACAACAAGTAAGATACTACGCTCTATTGATCCTAAGCTTGTAAGTGAAGGTGTAGACGTTAAAGAAACTATCCTTAGTGCAGACCTACCAGACGGTTTGATTGGAGGCTTTGATAGAGGTACAATTAAGCGTCTAAGTGCAGCATCATTTGAATTAGCTAAAGATTTAGGTGTTAAACCTGAGAAAGGACAACGCATCACAGAGTTCCTAGCCCAGCGCATGGAAAATGGTGATGGTGTTGAGATGTTTGATGAGATAGCTAAGAAGTATGGATTGTCTAAACGTCAACTAAGCGCAGCATATGCAGCAGAAGTATCAGAGGCTGCTCGTACCCTTGCCGCACAGCGTAACCTTGTAAGCCGTGGTGGTGTTAAGGTTAAGCCTATTGATGTTAAAGAGTTCAGACGCAAGCTAGACATGTTATATGATGAAGGTATGTCATCTATCTCAGGACGTGAGGCCACAGAGCTTACACAAGCGCAGCTACAGGCTATGACAGGTGTATCAGGTAGAGTATGGCGTGGCTTCAAAGAAGTTGAAAACCTACGTCGTGCGTTTATGACATCACAGCCTGCAACCACAATGCGCAACAACATCTTTGGTGTCGCTATGACAGGCATTGATATGGTTGATAACATCTATGCTGCTGCTATTCGTGGTATTAGAGGTGACGGTGCTGCTGCAGCTTCTACATTTAGAAACAGCGCAAACACACTAACATATCTTACATATGATAACTATGTTGCTGAAGCATTAACAACAATGCTTGCACAGGAAGCACCAGAAAAGATGGCACGTGTATTCCTTGATGCAGCACAGGCTGAGTCAAACGTAGTTAAGAACACAGGTCTAGCTAGGGTTGGTAACGCGGTTAACGTGTTGAACACAATGTCTGACCACGTGTTTAAACGTGCTGTGATTACAGCTTCTATTGATCGTCAGCTAGGACAGTTAGGAAATAAGAAGATTGGCACATCCGTAATGGAGATGCTAGAAAAGGGTACACTATCCTTGATGCCTGATGATGTACTAGACAAGGCTATGAATGAGAGCTTTGCGTTTACCTTCCAACGCCGCTTTGGTGGCAAGGGTGCCAGTGAGACTAACAAGTTTGTAGGTAAGACAGTTAAGTTTATCCACGATTCAGGATTGACTGTAGCTATCCCCTTCCCTCGTTACATTGCATCACAGGCTAAGTTCATCAGTGATTACACTGGTCTGACTATTGCAAGGCGTGGTTTTAAGAATGCCATGACAGAAGATTACGCTAGGTTCATGACAGGTGCTACAATGTTTGCGGGTGCATATAGTATCCAAAAAGATAACATTGATCAGGGTCGTGAATGGTTTGAAGCTGAAGGTAGAGATGGTCAAATCTACAATGCACAAGCTGCGCTGGGTCCAGCAGCCGCAACTCATTGGACAGCTAACATGGTAGCTCGTATCATGAATGGCGAAGAAACCAAAGACCCTTCTATGCTACTACGTGAGTTTGTTAAGATCGCGGGTGGCACAGAGTTTAGACCTAATGCAGGTATAGCTGATAAGATGTTCCAAGCTGTAGAAGCAGGAGATATTACCCCAGCGCTTGACACCTTCTTTGACTACTTTGCTTCATACACATACCCTGCTGCAGTTGTGAAAGATTTTTATGGTCAGTTTGATCCACGTTCATCTTATCTACCAGAGACACGCGATCCTACAGCAACATCATTCTACGTAGAGATTCCTATCTTTGAGAAGGGTTTCAACTTACGTATGGCTAGCTTCCAACGTATGTTTAGACAGCTACCAGATTTTAACTTTGGCGACATGGATTTGCCAGAGGGTATCACTGAAGCACAAGCTCGTTCTATGTTTGAGTATGCAGGGCTAGGCGCTCGTACACAATATCAGACTATGATTGATCCTACTAAGGGTGACACAGGTTACGACATGATTAGGTTTGACATCTTTAGTGATGGGCCTATCCGTGTGCAGAACCCTCTGGTTAAGCAGGTCACAGGTTTCGTAGGTACACAGCCTAAGAACGAGCTACAACGTGAAATGTCACGGCTACAGATTGACCCGTTTAAACTGTACAACCCATACAAAGAAAAGAACCCAGCGCTTGAAGTACTAGTTCAGTCATCACTACAGGGTGCATTGGCTGCAGAGATTAATACTCAACTTCTAAACACAAATGAATACAAGGCAGCAGATAGTAAGACGCAAAAACTAGCTGTTCAAAACTTTGTTAAGAACAAGATCAGCGATATGCGTACTGCAGCTAAAGAGCATCTTGTTTCTATGGCTGGTAAGAGTCCTGATTTTGATGCATATGTTCGTGGTGAAGTACAGGCACAATCTCGCCAAGAGCGTAGCATGGCAAACCTTTACTGGGAATCTGTCAGGGGTGAGTTTGGTTATGACGATATGAGTTATAACCAATCTGTGGGAAGTATCTATGACGATTCAGAGCTTGATGATTTAGAGAAACAAGCCCGACATACTACAATGGCTCTCATATATCTCAATGGGGGCAAACAAACAAATAAACTCTTTAAGGGTATAGGTAATTAAAAGAGGGGCCAAACGGCCCCTTTATTTTATTCCATGCATATCTGATGCTTCTGATGCCCATAACGAGCTACATTGTAAGTGCGTCCTAGCTTGATCTAGTTCGTGACTATCGTGCAGGTTATCTTTGTAAAACTTTTCTAGTTCCTCTGTAGCTTTCTTTAATGCTTCTAAGAACTGCCTTTTCTTGTTATACAAATGAGCCTGTGCCTCTGCTTCTAAACTCATAGACCTTCTTTCATAAATACCTTAACCCATTCAGCACAAATATCACTGCGTACAATGTCATTCACACCAAACTCAATAATAGGGATAGGCAACATGTGTTTCTTTGCTAGGTGCATGATCTTAGATAAACCATCCGCTTCTTTCAAATCCGACTGTTGAATATCACCATTAAGCACAATTGTACTACCTTCACCAACACGGGTCAACAACATCTTAAGCTCGTGTGTTGTGATGTTCTGTGTTTCGTCTACGATTATAAAGGCATTATCAAAGCTGCGCCCACGCATAAGAGCGATAGGTGCCATTTCAATGTTCCCATTTTTTATCCCTGTATCAACGGTACCTTTACCTAAATGCTTTTGCAGTACATCTAACACTGGTAACGCCCAAGGGTATGTCTTTTCTTCAAGGCTACCTGGTAGGAATCCTAGGTCTTTACCAACAGCCACATGAGGGCGTGTGATAATGATCCTATCTATTTCCTTTAGCGTGTATAGGTCTGCTGCATAGGTAGCGGTAACATATGTTTTACCTGTGCCAGCACACCCAAGTACAATGACCTGAGTGTTGCCGCGCATTGCTTCCCATAGAGCCTTTTGATTATCAGTACGCGGAACAAAACCTGATGTTTGCTTATTAGCTGCACCTTTGTAGTTTGTTTTGCGTCTACTTCTCACGGGCTTTTTGGGGAAATCTGTGATGTTATCATCCATTTATAACTTCTTTGGCTAGGTCTACTGACATCTTAAACCATTCTTTTCCGTAATGCTTATCACATATTTTTCTAGCCTTTTTATGTGCTGACTTTTCTGCCTTACGCCTATCATCTACAGGTATTTTATAAACCATTTCATAATCTGAATACGGAGTCCCTATTTGATAGCCACTTAACCGTTTTATAGGATCAATAGTCATCCCTATTTTTATCCAACCTGGATATGCTCTTTCGTTGACCACTATATAAACGTAGCCATCTTTTTGCTCACTAACTTTCTCTGCAGCATCACATACTTGTTTTGTTGTATGATAACCTGCTCCAAGTAAAGTAAACAAAGAATCATATAAAGGATTATCTTTTTTTATATATTCCTTATCTAGCCAAATGCGAGTAGCATTTGATTTAGCATCAATATCACCCGCACAAGCGGAACACTCTAACCTAGGTTTAAGCTTACCGTTTACATAATGCTCTGCCCAGCATTTTCTCCAGTTAGAGCCTAATTCAAGTGTATCACCACATTTTTTACATTTATTCATATTAAACTCCCATCGGAACTTCTGTGCAAAACGTTAATACCTGTGCTTCAGGTGTTGGTCTGGTAGCCATAAGCCGTTCATGTAACACCTCCTTTGCCTGACTACAAACTTCATAGCTAGGGAAAAGGATAGGCGCTGGGTCAATGTAATACTTATCACCCAAGAACAGTATAGCTACCAGAACATACATTAGTCTGTCTCGACTACGTATTCTTGATACAGTTCTTTACCTGCATCGTAAGCTTCTGTGCCTCTCTCAATAGCGTATTCACCTGCTGGTAGTACTACTTCATTGACTACACCTACAGCAATAAACGCTGTTGTTACTGTTACAAAAATTGTTGCTAACATATTAATCTCCTTCCAGATAACTTTGCAACTCTGTATAACCACCAATGTGGTTACCCTTTGAATCCCATACTTGGGGTACTGTCTTTATATCAGCCTTTTTGAAAAGGTCAAGTACCCATCGGGATGACTCTAATGAGTAACACGTATATGCTACACCATTCTTTTTAAGTAACTCTGTCGCTAACGTACAGTAGCTACAATCACTTCGTGATACGACTACGTAGGTCATCTTTTCTCCACATTAATTCATGTAGTAGTTTCTTTTGTTCATACTCAGACATGATCATCCAATCGCGTATCTCGTCTGTAGTGCGTAGGCACCCCACGCAGTGTTCACCATCTATTCGGCAAACTTTTACGCAGGGTGACTGTACCTTACCTAAGCTGCGGTTAGGTCTACGATTTCGCATGAGTCACCAGAGCAAGCTAGCGTCTGCATAGCTGCAGTATTATCCTCTTGCTCATACTCTGATAGCTTAGTCCAATCAATTCGCTCAGGCATCTTTGCTAACAAGAGTTCATACTCTTCACGTGTGCAATCCTGATAAGGTGCTTGTTGATATGTATGGTCAGAGTGGGGCAGGAATGATACACCTGACATTTCATCAAAATGCTTGTACACAAATGCACCCACCTCTAGCCATTCACTGTCACGTACTGAGATAGTCACCGATGGTTTATGCTCACACCAGTGCCGCTGATACGTAAGCCATGTTTCTAGCTGCTCAATAGCTGTCATATCATCACGTGTAACTGCACCTGCAGGGGCTTTCTGTGGGAAGCTAAACACTGTAGTAGTGTCAGGCTTAAACACACAAGGCTCATTAGGTATACCGTTATCAATCATGAACTGTGTTAGTGGGTCTTTGTTATCACCACGTACAGTACGTACATAATGGGGGCTATGGCGAGAGTGTATGCCACTGGCGCTATCCACCAACTGCGAGACAGTGCCTGATGGTTTGACACAGGTAATAGCAGAGCTATGAGGGATACCAAGACGATCAGCCCACTCAGCGTTAGTGGCGACAGCAATATCTCGTAGATGTGCAAGTGTCTTCTCCAATCCTGCGTTTGCGGATGTCATAAGAGGGTTGTCCATGATACCTGTTAGGCTTACACCTAGTAGGCGTTCCTCTTCTGTGTTGCGTTGCCAATCCTTAGATAGGTATGGGAACTTAGTGTAGCTAGACTGAATGGTACCTAAGATCGTAGCAAATTTTACCTTACGTTCAATGTCATCAATATTGTCAGTAGCACGGATGACGCACTCAGTAAGGTTGCAGAACTGCGCTGATCGCAAGATGATCTCGCTGCATGGATTAGTACCAAATTCCCAATTACTATCCCTTCGGCTATATTTAGCAGCTTGTTTCTGGGATGCTTCACGGTTGAACACACCACGCTCACCTGATTTAGACTCCACAAGGGCTGTCCATTCACGCATAAACGTTTCAATGTCAGGCTTCTCAGTGTATGCCAC